AGTTTATACGTAAATATCAGGGTCATAAGTCTGGCGTGTTTGTTTATGGGGATTCAACCGCTAACAAAGAAGATACGAAGATGGAGAAGGGGTTTAACTTCTTTAGGCTTATACTGGACAACCTAAGAGAGTTTCGACCGCAAAACAGGGTTTTATCTTCAAATCCAAGCGTAGTAATGCGCGGCAACTGGATTAACACGGTACTAGAAAAGGAATTGTACGGTATGAAGATTATCATAGGCGAAAATTGCAAGAAGACCATAAATGACTTGGTGCTACTCAAAGAGGCGGCTGATGGAACTAAGTTGAAAGAAATGGAGACAGACCCTAAGAGCAAAGTCCGCTATCAAAAGGTCGGTCACTTCTCGGACTTGTTCGATTACTTGCTAGTGTCTGCTTTTGCCTCCGATTTTGCCAAATACCAAGCGGGGGATGTGTTAAAAATACCGCAGTCATCAAAAAACCTACCTAGTCGCAATAGTTATTGATAAATTCCCTATATTTACATTATCGTTTTTCATTCAGGTTTTCATGTTGGTTTTCCCCGCGCGGTCGTGAGATAGTGCGGGGTTTTTTCATTTAATTTAATTATCTGTATTTTTGTGTAAATTTGTAATATGCCATATCTTATTCCTCCCGACTATAATCGAGTCATACAAGATGCCAATCTACAACAGATTATCACATCTAATACCGCCTTGTTGAATGTGTGTGCCACATCCGCAGAAGAAGAGGCTAGGGAGCATCTAAGGCAAAAATATGATGTGTCGGCAGAGATTCAATCTACCAACGCATGGAATAAGTCTAATACATACTTGGCAGGAAATAGAGTTTATTTGACCGAGCGAGCTTATGACACTAATACAACATACAATATAGGCGATTATACGCTTTACAATGGATTTGTGTATGTATGTAACACCAACGGCACTACTGGCACATTTGATCCTGCAAAATTTACAGGCATAAACCCACAATATGAAGTTTATTTTGCCATCAATCCTTATCCACTATTTGACCTTAATGCAAATTATAAAGTAGGTGACCAAGTGTATTGGCGAAATAAAACCTATACATGCCTTGTGCCTACGTCATTCCTTGACCATGATACGCAGTTGCAATATAACCAGTTGCAGGACTTGCCACTAAACAATATATTCCCCGATGACATCAAATCGGGTGTGACTTATTGGGGTAATGGCATATCTTACTATGTGCCGACAAATACCGACATCACCGATACAACATTTTGGAGCAATTCAGATAACCGCGACCAAAAGTTAGTTGAAAAAATAGTGGACATAACGCTATATCATTTGCATACTCGTATCACCCCGAAGAATGTCCCCGCTACCCGCGAAATGAGATATATGGGTGGTCAGCAAGATAGAGTAGTACGCGGTGATGGAAAAGTGCGATACCCCGAATATTCTGCTTTAGGATGGCTACAATCATGCGCGAGGGGTGATATATCGCCTAACTTGCCATTGATACAACCAAAGCAAGGGGGACGCATTAGATACGGCGGTACAATCAGAAACGTAAACAGCTATTAACATGGAATACGAAGACCCAGAAACAATACCCGACACCCGCGAAGATGTCAATAAACAAGATTCATTCGATACCGAAATAGATGACTAATGGCTAAACAAAAAAATAGGCGTGTAAAAAACTACGTATTCCCCACACCATCAAACCCATTAACACAAGTTGGGGCAGAATGGAGAGGCACTAACGAAGTTAAAAAGAATCTAAGAGGCTATATAACGCCTGTCCAGTTACAACGTATAAGACACGATGTGCAGATGTGGCGTGAGGCGGTGGTCGAAGCTGAACAGGCATGGTATCCGCACCGCGTCAAGATGCAAAGAATGTTTATTGATACCATTCTTAGCGGTCATACCCTTGCATGTGTCAACAGGCGTAAAGACTTAACGCTATTGCGTGAATGGTCATTTAAAAATGATAGTGATGAAGAAAGTCAGGACATCAAAAAGCTATTCAATAAGAAATGGTTTGCAACATTTTTAGAATGGGCATTAGAATCTAAATTTTTTGGTTATTCGCTTATATCGCTCGGTGACATACAAGAAGATAAATTTCCCGAAATAAACCTTATCAGACGTTTTAATATATCTCCCGATCGTCTCAATGTAACATCTTACGTTTACTCAATAACTGGGGCGCAATTCACTGAAAAACCATATAAGGATTGGCATGTGTGGGTGCCTACACCTACTGATGTTGGTATATCTAAATGTGGTTATGGTATATTGTACAATGTTGCTCTATATGAGATAATGTGCCGTAACTTGCTTGGTCAAAATGCAGACGCGGCTGAGTTGTACGGTATGCCTTTGAGAGTAGGCAAGACCACCAAGACCGAAGAAGCAGAGCGCAATGAGTTTATGTCTGCTATGCTCAATATGGGTAGCGCGGGTGCTATATTACTTGATACACTGGATGAACTTGAATTAGTTGAAAGTAAAGGCATGGGGCAGGGTTATAAGATATATCCCGACCTTGAAAAGCGACTTGAAAACAAGATAAGTAAAATCATACTTGGTCATGCTGATGCTATGGATAGCGTTTCGGGTAAACTTGGAGCAACACAAGGAGAGGACAGCCCCGCACACATGGCTTTAAGAGATAAGCAAGCATCTGATGGTGCATTTTTGGAGGATGTCGTAAATGATACGCTTATACCTAAAATGATTAAGTTAGGGTTTAATATTGACCCGTCATTTAGATTTGTATTTGACAACAATCAGGAGTTAGTTGAAAAACGTGAGCGAGAGGATAAGAATAACTTAGTGACCGCACAAGTAGCTTATCAAATGAAACAAGCGGGGTTGCAGTTTGACCCAGTGCAGTTTGAAGAGATTACAGGCATAAAAACTACAGTTGCACCGACACCCGCACCAATAAAACCACCGTTCACAAACAGGGTTAAAAATAAGTTAGACCAATTGTATAAATAAGTATATTTGCGTATGCAATACAGTGACGATGATATAAGAGGTCTTCTAACAGGCATATACGAAGGTAGTATTGATGAATACAATCTACCCGAAGACCTTTACTTCGCCATATCCGACTATCTAAAAAAGGGGCTATACGAAGGATTTGGAGGCACAATAGAAGATTTTACGGGCAGTAAGTATGAACTTATCACAAACCTCCGAGAAAACGTCTATATGTTTTCAGGAGCAAAGACTTTTCAGCAGGTAAAAGAACTATCTAACGCAATCTATGACGATGAAGATAAGATAAAGCCTTTTAATAAGTTTTTCAAGGATGCCAAAGACATTTATGAGAACTACAATAAAAACTACGCCCGTACTGAATACGACACCGCGATAAACAGCGCACAGCAAGCATCCTACTGGAATAAAATCGAAGAGGAAGCAGACGTTTTGCCTTATCTTACTTTTAGTGCGGTGCTTGACGATAACACAACGGATGAATGTGAGCATATGGATGGCATTACCGCTCCCGTTGGTGACCCGATATGGGACACATGCTATCCTCCCAATCACTGGAATTGTAGGAGTACAGTATCACAAACAGATGATAAAGGTAAGGTATCAAGCAAATCGGACATAAGCCATGCAAAAAAAGAAACAGAATCCGAGATGCAAGATGTGTTTAAAATGAATAGCGGAAAGGATGGATATATTTTCAGTCCCGATCATCCGTATTTTCAAGTGGACAAAGCTGATAAGGAATTTGCAAAGGACAATTTTGGCTTACCTATCCCTGAAAATGATTAAATTTGTAGCATGAGCAATTTTAACTGGAAAGAATACCCGCGTCAACATGTTCAAGCTGTTGATATGTGCGCGGCTTGTATATTTACGCACAGGGTTAAGTTTATACCCATCAAAGCTATACACCTCTACCCTAATATGTATGAGCAATTCAAGCAGTGGGCGGGTAAGATGCGAGGCTCTGAAATTGAAGACGATGAAAGATTAGAGTTTGATAGCGTGGAGATATGCAAAGGATATGCACGACAATCTACGCCAATGGTGATTGAAGTGTGGGAGCAAAACCCGTTTATTGATGTATCCAAAGAGAAAATATTTAGTCTAAATTGATATGTCTAACCCTTTCAAATTTGACCGCGTTAAAATGAATATGGAGCGTGTAAAAAGAACGCTACCTATATTGTTAGCTAATGATGCCAAAGAGAATTTTTTAGATAGTTTTCGTAGTCAAGGATGGGATGGTCAATCATGGCAACCTGTTAAAAGGCAAGGTAAAAAAGGCAGTAGTCGAAACAACTCTGCTATATTGGTTCAGTCAGGTAAACTTAGACTAGCCGTAGCCAATAGCGTGAAATTGGTATCGTGGGATAGAATTATTTTGAGGATAGACGGCAATGAAATCCCATATGCGGCGGTGCATAATGAGGGATTGAAAGCAGGACGAGGTGCGGGATTTATGATGCCAAAAAGAAAGTTTTTCGGTGATAGCGCATTTTTGAGATTGAAACAACGTAGGCACATAAAAGAGGCAATTGATAAGATATGGCAGGGATAAAAGCACCGATACAAGACATATTAAATAAACTGAGCAACAATACATCGTTTCAGTATGTTCGTGTATGGAACAATCAACTACAACTCCAAGAAGATGGCACTATTGAATCATTCCCTTATCCGTGCGCGTTCGTTCAAATTGAAAATCCTGCCGACTATCAGCAATTAGGATTGGGAATAACGCTTTCGGACTTAATTATAAGGGTTCATATCGGTCAAGAGTATTACGATGCTCAAGATGGCACAATTGGAGAAAATTTAAGTATCTTTGACCTCCGAGACGAGGTTATTAGATTATTGACGTATTATGAAGCTACCCAGTGTAGCGGATTGATGAAAATAGCCGAAAATCAAGATTATACACACACGAATGTTTATCACTACATGATAGATTTTAGATGTTCGTATGTGGATGACAGAGGTGACCAAAGAGTGAATGATATTGTGACAACACCGCCAACAGGAATAGAGATAGACCCGACAATAGTAACTGAAATAAATTAAAATGGCGAGAAGCGTAGCGACAATACAGGCACAAATTATTGCTCAGATTGCATCTGACCCTAATTTAGTTTACACCGATGACCAAAACATAGTCAGGAACATAACCTACAACACATCTCACCGCGCATTATGGAGGGCATGGACGTATGTTATCGCTGTTTGTATTGCCATACTTGAACAACTGATGGACGTATATCTTGCATCTATTGAAACGCTTGTATCTCAATCAGCCGCCGCTAGTCAACTATGGATTCAAGCTAAGATGTTTGAGTTTCAGTATGACGCAACTGACCCGCAGATTATCCAGTTAATAAACACTATCCCACAATATCCAATTGTTGATGCAACCAAAAGAATAATAACAGCGTGTGCCGTTAGTGTTGACCTTGCTAATAATGTGAATGTGAAGGTCGCAAAGGGAAATACATTTGTAGCACTTGACCCCGCTACTGAACTACCCGCCGCACAAGCATACATAAACATAATTGGCGATGCAGGGATAAACTATAATGTTATCTCATTAGCGGCTGATAAGCTCTATATAAAGGCAAATGTTTACTATCAAGGGCAATACTCAGCAATCATACAAACCAACGTTATAACGGCTCTAAACAATTATTTGCAAAACTTATCTATAACCAATTTCGACGGATC